ACAGACATGGTGTCCATGGCTTACATAGCCAAGACTTATTTTAAGAAGTCGCGCTCATGGCTTGCGCATAAGCTCAACGGCAATATGGTGAACGGCAAACCATCGCAGTTCTCTGATGAAGAGTTGAAGACCCTTCGCTTCGCGCTCAATGATATGTCGAACAAGCTAAGCTCCATGAGCATTGCTTTATAGCGATAGTTTTTTATCACAGACACCTGCCCCGGGGCTTCGGCTTCGGGGCTTTTTCGTGTTGCTACCCATCCCGAACGAATTGCGAGGAATTTGCACGGATTTACGAGGAATTTGCGAGGAATTTATTCCTTTTCATTCCTTGCGGAGCACTTTTTTCAAAAATTTTTGCCAAAATCCTTGCACGTCTCAATCTTATTCCATACCTTTGCCATCGCTACAATTACTATGTGGAGCATTCCACATGAACTAAGGGCGAGGATATATGTTCAAGCCCGACCAAAATATTTATTAAGGTTGTGGGCTTCTTTTTTTGCCCGTACCTTTCCGCATCGAGCCAGGGGGTGAAGCCCTTAGTTCATGTGGAGCATTCCACATCGTGTGGAGATGCAGATTGACAGAATACGGCGGTTCGCCTTCCACGTGTTTTTATTGCCCTTAGTGGTGGAGAAGCATGGTAGTTGTAGCAGACGAGGAAGGACGGACCGCTTTTTTCGTACCCCTACGTCAACCCGTACCGGGCGGATCCCGGCATAAGGCTACAACTACCATATTATGCAAACAACTGCATCAATTCAGCGCACAGCTCATTTGCGCCCGTTGACCATTAGCATCGCCGACATTAAGGCATGGCTCAACGCTAAGAGCGAGTTATTCACCCACATGAGCGGATTCTGCGTCACCCGTCGTGAGGTCATCCGCGTCAATCTCGCTTTCTTCATCATGATCGTAGGCGCAGCAGTCTCCCAGGTCTCTCTGCTTGCTGCCTTCGCCTGTGTACCCCTTGCGGGCTACCAAATCTATAAGCTTAACCAGGAGGACGATGACAACTGGCTTAAGGATGAGGAACGTTTAGCAGAGGAAGGAGGCAAGCAATGAATACTCAGCACAAGGAAATAGAGGCTTATACAGAGCGACACATCGACTCGTTCTCTATTGTATTGGTCAAGGCTACACCGGCACCCAAGAACCACTTCCAGAAGGAAGTCTGCGAGGTGCTGCAATATGGTCTGCACGGACTTGTGTTCCCGACCGACGATTTTCAGCTGCTCAAGCGCAACATATTGCAAGCTCTACAGCACATAGACAAGTATAATCCGCGCAAAAACCGCCGTATGTCAACCATATACAGCGAGCTTGGCACAGATAGTACAGGCAGACTGAAGCATGTCAACAATCTTGACATCGGCGAGATTGTACAGTCTAAAGACATATTCGAGAGGGTCTGCGTAGTCGAGTTCATGCCTATCCAGGGCACATTTCTCAAGACAGAGGTGGGAGAACCTAAGCTCTTCGCCGCACCATTCTATTCCGACCGTATTATGTGGGCTGATTCTTACAACAGATATGTCGAGCAGGAAGGAGGTGAGCGATGATCGACAACACTAACCCTATAGGAGTACTTACCGACAAGGACAACCTCGAAGTCAAGATACAGCTTATCCACGACACCATGAGCCACCTGCTGGCTGAGACGGCCGAAATGGACAACCCTACAGAAATGAGGGATGTGCTTGACTTGATGCGCAATCTCAATGAACTTAGTAAACAACTTGAAAACATATTAGATACATTATGAAGGAAGAAGAATATCTCGATAATGAACAGCGCCAAGACCCTCTCGAAGGCTTTAATCTTGTGCTGCTCGACAATTACTTTGCAAGCCGCTCGTCAGAGCCTAAGAAGGGTATCACCGGCGATAGCTACACGCCGGAGTACAAGACCACCGAAGACATCTACGAGGACCTTGAGCCTATCAACCCGGTTTCAACGCGGTTGATTGTAATCTATCTCCGCAACCATGGCTATCGTCTCAAGACTGTTGCCGATGGAACGCTACGGTGGGAAATATGGCGCGACATGCGATTCATCGAATAATCCCAGTAGGTATAATTATTATTGTAAATTCTTTTTTGAGGTCGTAGGAAAACCGTGGCGGCATCCTTCGGGGTGTCGCCTTTCTTTTTGTGTAAAATAGTACGAATAAAAGTATTAAATTATTTGGCTAATACGAATAAAAGTATTACCTTTGCATTGTTCAATAAAAGATATACTTTATGAAAAATTCAAAGACAAAAAAGTTGGCTCTTACAGAGCTTGAGTATGACCTGATAGAGACAGGTCGAAACTACAGAAGGAGTTTTCCTTTAGGCGACCCGAATCTAAGGTACTACCTTGAACGGCTGTTCGTAGAATGGCTCGAAGGAGACAACGAAGATTGACACGTTAGAGGCTCCCCACATTGTGGGGAGCTTAAACCAAATAAAAATCAACTAAAATCAAAGATTATGGCAACAATGACTTTAAAACAAAACCAAGCTGACACGATGAAGGCACAGATGGAAGACCTTCTAATCTCAATCTCTTGGTCTGACTTGGCGAAGCGATATTTCGGCAAGTCTGGCTCTTGGCTCTATCACAAGCTCGACGGAGTGGATGGCAACCGTAAGCCTATAGAATTCTCTGATTCGGAGAAGGACATTCTCAAGGGGGCACTCGTAGACCTTAGCAACCGTATAAGGCGAGTAGCTGACAATATACATTAAGCCACGGATTGGGTATATTCCGTATTGAACAATTAGTCGCCACTGGCTTGTGGCGCGTCTTCTCTGCCCTGGTGTTCTTGCGAGCATCAGGGCTTTCGTTTTGTATTCTTATTTCCTTTCATCATCCATTAACTTTGCACTTGTAAAAATTAAATACAAGCGCAATGATTACCGTATTACAATCAATCTCTGGCTCCTACTTCTCGTCGGGCATTCCCGACGTGGAGTTCTCCATTACGGGCTACCGTGCAGGGGTAGTTATTTCCGTGGACGGCGCTCAGATATATTCCGAGCATCTGTATCCCGTCGATGGCAAGATTGCTCTCACGGAGCTTGACACTCTGCTCACTCCCTACGCCCGACAGAGCCTTAAGGTTGCATTGTGCATCGTCATCAGCGAAGAGGCGGAGGATTCCTCGACTGCTACCTCCACGGCTACACTCAACGCCGACATCATCTATTGTGCCGCCGACGTTGGCACGTCTGCGGCCGACTTCATCTCCTCCCGCTTCCTCACCACTCTCGATGGCGAGAAGACTACAGCAGTCAACCGACTTGAATATCTCCACTATATAGGTACCGACACGGCCACAGCCACGGCTCACTATGCCGATGGCAGCACCAAGGCGTTCAAGCTCCTGCCCGTGGCGGGCAACTCCAAATATACGACACTCGATGTGTCGCCCGGCCAGTTTGTTGCAGATGGTCATGTGTTAGTCTGTTTTGATGTCCAGGCAGGTGAGCGCACGTTCCGGTTCTCAATCGATTTTGACGAGCCTGACTGCGCCCCTGTCCTGGTTTTCGACAATAGCTTTGGCGTGGAGGAAATCCTCTACTGTACCGGTACTCACACGGTAGCGCCAACCTACAAGCGCGAAAGCGGATTCGTAGGCAGATACAACCGCAACTACAACATCCGCGAGACGCGCACCTTCAAGGCTGACACGGGCATCCTCTCCTTCGCCATGGCCAACTGGGTTGACGAACTGTTCCGCTCGCAGTCCATCCACATTGTCAACTTCCGCGATGGCAACCCCAACATCGGCAAGGAGATTCTGATAACTGATTCCAAGTCGGAGTATACTAACGACGATGATGAGCTTCCGCGCTTCACCTTCAGCTACGAGTATGCACAGCGCAACCACAACGTCGTCGACGTGCTGCGCTCTGGCCGCATCTTCGACAATACTTTCGACAACACCTTTGAGTAATAATTCAAAACTCAAAATTCAAAACTCAACATTCAAAATGGCTCTCCATTTCTCCGAAATGCTCCGTCTCCTCGACTGTGCCTATCAATACCGCTCACTCGTCGACATCTACGCCTGGGAGGGCGGTACGGGCGAAGTCATCCACTACAAGGGATGGCTCGTCCATCATGTCAACTGGCGTGGCGGTTACGTCCGCCTTCGCAATCCTAAGGCGCGTGGCAACCGTCTGCTTCGCACGGTACCACAGGTGTTCATCTTCCGCATCAACAACCAACAAGTATACTTATGAGCAATAATAATGGCTATTCAATGGAGTCTGCGTCTCCAACTCCAGATAAAGACGGGTTCCGTCGCTACCGCATCGTGCCGTCGGGTGTCGACGATTCGTCTTCCGTCAACTCCGTCAATTCCGAATATGGTGTAGACTCGAGCACCATCTTCAACGATGAGGACATGCCAGGCATGCAGTCCGTGCGCGACATCATAGTTAAGGGCAAGCCCTACAAGTATGTGCAATGGGGTGTCGACGACCAGCTGCCCTACTGTGTGCGCAAGGAGCTGATGGGCAACATGGTCACGGCACAATGCCAGCAGTTCAACATCGTGAGCTGCTACGGCCAGGGCGTGCGCTTCGTTGACCGCAAGACCAAGAGCGACATATCGGACAAGGATATCCTCGACTTCTGCTTGCGCAACTCCCTTCAGGAGGTTTTCCTGGAGCAGACTACAGACATCAAGTTCTACTCCTTCTCGGTTACTGTCATCATCCTCTCGCGCGATGGCGAGAAGATTGTCACCGTGCGCAACAAGGATGCCTCTTATTGCCGTTTCGAGTATGCGCCCAGCACACGGAGCGGAGGCATCGAGCATGTGTTTTACGGCGATTTCCGCATAGGCTTTTTCGACGAGTCCAAGATAGAGTCTATACCGCTTCTTGATTATTGGAATCCTCTCGGCGACCTGCTTGTGCGCATGGGCAAGGAGCCTGACCCCATGACCGGCTTGAACCGCAAGCCCACCACCGACCGCAAGTTTGCCATCGTCAGCCGCATGGCTACGCCGGGCTGTCAGTACTATCCCGTGCCTTACTATTACTCTATCTTCCGCGACGCATGGTTTGACATCTACCGTCTGATAGGCATAGGCAAACGCTATATGATTAAGAACACGTCTGCTCCGCGTGTGCAGATTGAGGTGCACGATGATTACTGGGATAATGTATGCGACAACGAGGGCATTACTGATGAGACAGAGCGTCGTAAGCGCAAGAATCAGGAGAAGCGCAACATCATCGACTTCGTCACGGGCATCGAGAATGCGGGCAAGGCGATGATCAGCGGCTACTACGTCGACCCTAACGGCAAGGAGAACCGCATGGTGCGCATCGTGCCTCTCAACGACGCAAGCAAGAAGGAGGGTGGCAACTGGAGCGATGACATGTCGGAGGCTTCCAACGCTCTGTGCTTTGAGTTCGGCATCCATCCCAACCTTGTTGGAGCCACACCTGGCAAGAGTCAGATGAACAACAGCGGCTCCGACAAGCGCGAGCTCTTCACCCTGAAGCAGGCTATTGAGAAGCCTTGTCACGATGTCATGTGCAAGCCTTATCATGTCATTCTGCATTACAATCATTGGCATGAGCGTGCCACCGTCGATGTCCCCATGATAGTCCTCACCACTCTCGATGAGCACAAGGATGCCAAGGCTGTGTCTGCCGACTCCAACGGCAATAAAGCAGAGGAATAATTTAACATTCAACATTTAACATTCACGTCTCATGAAATTGACTAAGCAAGATTTCGAGCTTGCCCTGCCCGTGGGCATCAGCGCACACGATGAAGTATACGAGGCTGTGTCTCCTGCTATCGCCACAGCCCTCGACAATTACTGTAGCATGTTGCTCGGCGATGTTGGCATTAAGCGAGTTACAGAGTCTGAGGAGGATAGTCAGTTGAAGCGTTACTTTAACATGCTTGTCTGCATCGATGGCTTCATCTCTGTGTTCCGCCAGCTCGACCTGGTGCTCACTCCTACAGGATTCGGCATCGTCAGCAACGACACTATATCTCCGGCGAGCAAGCAGCGTGTCGATGCCCTTGAGGGGTCGCTGCGCACAGCTCTCTGCCGTGCCAGAGCCATGACCGTCCATCTCTTGCGCTCGGCGGAGTGGGGCTGTACAGCTGCAGCACGCAACTTCATACGCTACATCTTCACAGAGCACTACTTCTTTTTCAATCCTCAGGCTACAGCTTCGCTTTCCTATCAGGATTGGCTGAACATGCAGCCGGCTATAGTCGATACAGATGAGCAGCTGCGTCTGCGCTTCGGCGACGAGCAGGTTGATGACCTCCTCGATGCCTACCGATGCAGCGACCACGACCGCCTCACTCCCTATGCGTCTGTCCTGCAGCTCTGCTGCGACTTCACCTCGCGGTGGTCAACCATGGGCAAGTCTGCCCTCGCTACTCCCCAGTACCGCCGCCTCGTCCGCGAGATTGAGAGCGACTCCACCACCTATGCTCTATATCATGGCAGCGAGGCCTACAAGGCAGCTCACGTCGAGCCGTTCGCCAATACCAAGGAGTCCTCCGCTTTCGTCTTCAACGCATAATTAATAATTACATATAAATTATTGACAAATGGATCTGTCTTCACCTACATCTTGGCGCGAGCTTACACAAGAACAGCTCCGCTATGTGTTCTATCTACTCGCCACCTTCGCCGACATGGTGGTTGTCAAGACCTACATGTTCGTCCGCTTTACGGGCATCCGAGTCGTCAAGCGCAACCGGTTTGGGTGGAAGTGTGTCAAGGATGGCAAGGTGTTCTATCTGCAGTCGTGGCAGATTCATTCGTTCCTCTCGCAGCTATCGTTTGTGGACAGCACAGAGACCATGGACAATCGGTTGGAGGTTGTCGGTGGTTTCAACGCTGTCCACGAACTACTGCAGGAGGATGTCAATACTCACCGCATCGTCACCTTCAACGACTATCTTTGCATGGAGCGTCGCTATCAGCGGTTCATGCAGTCGCGCAATGAGGAGGATATTGACAACCTTGCTGCTCTTCTCTACCGCAAGCCCGACGGCTCAGTTCCGGATGAAATCAGCCTCACGCCTGGTGAGCGTCTTGCCACTCTCGCCTGGTATGGCCACATCAAGTTCGTCATGTCCAGGGCGTTTACTCACTTCTTCCGCAAGGTGTCTGCCGATGCCGACATGTCAGACCTCTCGATACTTGAGAGCATCAACGTCCAGCTTCGCGCCCTTACGGATGGCGATGTCACCAAGGAGCAATCAGTCAAGCAGATTGACTGTTGGCGCGCTCTCACCGAACTCAACGCCAAGGCCAAGGAGGCCGAAGAGTTCCGCCGTAAGTTCCCAAAATCCTAACATTCAACATTCCACATTATGAACTCCCTCTTTCCCGCACTCGACTACTTCACGCAGCTTGCGCAGTCCAACCGTCTTGCCAAGGAGTATGGCTTCCATCCCTGCCTGTGCAGCGGACCGGATTCCATCGATGGCATAATACAGGGCTTCCGAAAGTACCAGAATTTTGTCATGGTCGATGACACTACCTCGCAACAGACCTTCGGCAATGGTGTCGGCTTCTTCCGTCGCGACGTCTACACGGTGTTCATCTTGGCACATTACAGTCAGGACGATATGGCAGACCGTGAGCTTAAGCTTAACCTCTGCCGACAGATATTCCGACAGTTCCACTCGCGATTGCTCCACGACCGTGAGACGCTCGGCGACGACCGTCTCACCTTCCTTAACCTTAACAACATATATTCCACCGAGCTGCCTCGCTATTCCTACAGCGGAACCACGGGTCTATATTTTATGATTCAGAATGAGCAGCCTATTGATATAAGCTATGAGCAGTCAGAATGGACTTAAGCCCGACATGACCGATGCCGAGCATCAAAAATGGATTCAAGGCTGGAGCGATTTCATGATCAAGATGTGGCGCGAGCGCATGATGCAGTTCGCTCCGCCTGTCTACCGTACAGGTGCTCTCGCCAGTTCGGTGCAGGGTATTGTGCATCCCGGACCCGTCACCACCATCGAGCACCACTTCCTTGAGTATGGCATCTATGTGGCGCGTGGCGTGGGCAATGGCTACCGCCGTGGCAATGGTGGCGACCTCAAGTTCCTCAAGGACTGGAAGACCAATCCCCACCACCGTCAGCCTCGCGACTGGTTCTCTAAGAAGTATCTCTACTCTATACATCGACTTAATGAGTTTGAAGCGAGCTTCTACGGCACTACCTACAATGGTCTTGTCTCCTCGTTCCTTTATCAGCTCTTTGGCAGCGGTTCCAACACTATCGACCGCACGGTCTCGCAGCTGTAGTCTGTATTTTCAATCTTCGTCACATATCTCTATCTTTGCCCTATGACTTTTGCACAAGAAATATCAGCCCTGCGTGAGATGTTCACCACAATACGTGATGAGCGTCGCACCCATGCCAACACAGCTACGCGTGTAGGCTCGGCTTTCCTTGCCTTGCTCGATTATCTTGCCGACGCTCCGTTCATCCGCAAGGATATGGAGGATACCGACGGCTTTCTGCTCAAGCTCCTCAAGGGTGCTGTCGTAGGCGAGAATGGCGACATCAAGCTCAATCCTGACGGCTCCATCACCTGCGGTTCTATCCGTGTCAATGGTTCGGCCATATTCAATGAGCTGGTTATCAACCATCAGAATGTGCTTGAGGGTGACACCTATTTCACCGACCGTGGCATCGTCGAGAGTGTTGAGCATACCGACATCAATCAGTACAGACTCACCTTCCGCAAGGAATATGACGACGATCATGTCACTTTCCATGCTAACGACATCCTCCTCGGCAAGGTCAACAACCTCGACCGGGCCAAGACCTACCGCTCGTTCTGGCTCCGAGTGGAGTCTGTCGATACCGACTCCAATTCAGCTCTTTGCACCTTGTATCCTGGTGCCGACTGTCCGGGTGGCATTAACTCGACTCCCGTCTCTGCTGCTCGTGTCATCCGTTGGGGTAATACCGTCGACGAAACACGCCAGTCTGTGTGGTTCGTATCATCCAACGATGGACGCTGGCTCTTCCTGCAGGGTGTCAACAAGCCTATTGTTGAGGATAATGAGCATGGTTCCAACTATGCGGGATTCATCGGTCTGCCTCCCGACATCGAGGCGACTCGCGACCTCATCAATCGTGGTGTGTTATCCAAGTCTCAGCCTTACCTCTACTTCAAGGGTGTCCTTGCGCAGGACTTCATTCAGGTTGACTATCTCGGCAACCCAGTCTATCAGTTCCGCGACTGTGGACAATGGTCTGCGTCACGTAAGTATATCAAGGGCTACGACGAGCTTAACAAGGGCTATTATGTCGACCGTGTCTGGTGGGGTGGCTGCTATTGGGAGTGTGCCGTGCCAGAGTGCTCAGGTTCTGAGCCTCGCTTCAACAATACCGACTGGGTCTGCATCATCGGTGGGGGCAACATGTGGGTTAGCCTTGTTTCCTCGGCAGGGAACTTCTTCAGGGCAGGTGAGGAGTGGACCACCGACCTCATCGCTACCGTCTACAATGCTGAGATGCAGCTGCGTGAGTCTGAGATAGATTTTGCATCTATAACCTGGCTACGTGAGAGTAATGATAAGGATGGAGATATGGCTTGGAACCTCACTCATCCCACGGGTTCCGTAGGTCTCACTCTTACCGTCTCTTCCACTACCGACCTGCCGTCAACTTGGCAGTCTGGTTCTAAGGTTGGTTTCCGTGTTATCGTCACCTTCCCCGACGGCGCGCAGTATGCCGCACAGTACTCAATATCCAATTAATAATAAATGATTTGAAATGAGAATCAATTCAACAGGCGGTAATGTGGTACATGAGCCGCTATCATTCAGTTTTACGATGCTTGAGCTTGGAGGTAGCAGCGTGCAGAAGTTCAATGCTGTTAGCGGTTCCTACGTACCCAACCGCCAGCTCACGCCTTACATGCTTAAGCCGCAGCTCATCATCGATGATCCTGAGCATCTTATTGCCAAGGGCGACTATGCGAGCAGCATGGTCAATGTTCTGTGGACTGTCTACTCTGCCAACAAGCTTGTCAAACGCCAGCTCACGGCTGGCACAGACTACACGGTTGGTTCCGACAACTCGCTCACGTTCTCGCGCAATGTCGCATCCAACGAGGTTGTTGAAATCAATTTTAGCGCGGATTATCTTGACAAGACGCGTGGCAAGGTGCAGAATTTCAAATGGTCGAAAACTCTCACCACTCTTGAGGAGACCTCGCTAAGTCTCTCACTTGAGCTTAGGTCTACTTCCAAGGTGTACTTCTCGCCGTTCAAGCGTTACGGTCAGTTCCCCCTAGAGGCTGTACTTACTAACGGCTCTCTGCCGGTTAGTGCTGATAAGTGTGTCTACAAGTGGCAACGCTTTGACTACGATGCCCGCAATTGGGTTGACATTGTTGATGCTACAGATGTGTGGTATGTCAAAGGCAAGGATTCTGGCACAATTGTCGTTGATGTCGATTTTGTGCAGAAGGTTCTGCTGCGTGTCACGGCGTACCCTAAGTCTAAAGTTGATATGCAGCTGTCTGAAGCTGTGGCTCTGCGTCGTTGGTACGGACAATGGGAGGATATGCCTGAGTTTGCCTTCGCCCGATTTATAACCAAGGACTTGCGCAAGGCTAAAGTGGAGGTCAATGTCGCTAACCGACAGGGCATCATCTCGCAGCCTCAGAGATATTTCGATATTGAGTTGTATTATCGGACGTCTGCTAAAGCTGCTTGGGAGTCGCTTGGCAACGGCACGGAGGCTGTTATCAGCCGTGACCAGATGACCGACAATCATGAGGTGGGCGACATCTGCCGTGAGCTGTCTGCCTTTGTCCCCATCACCATGCCTAACGGCGATTACATTGTGTATCCCGATTGCACGCCCATTTGTGGCCAGTTCCCCACCTCCGACAAGGAGGGTGTCTAATTAATTTAATATTGATATATGAAATATTATCTCTTGCCATATCTGCTTGCCGTGCGTCTCGGTATTACCGATTTCCGTCATGGCAATTCCACCATCGGCTATATCGCCACAAGTGGCGACTTAGCTGCCGTGGGAGTTGAGTCGGCATTGGCGGAAGGAGCGCGTGAGCTTACCGAAGCCGAAGCAATGAACATTATGAATAAACTTAAAAATCACTAAGCACAATGAGTAGTACATTTACCGCGATTGACCACCTCTATGCCTTTGAGGATGGCGATGTGCTCACACCAGCTATGGGTGTCTCTTGGGTTAAACCGGAGGATGTTGGCTATGGCCTGCAGCAATACTGGAACCCTACCATCAACGCAGTTATTGAGACAGATTTTAAACAACATCCTGTCTTCCTCTTTCCGCAGCCTTATTCTTCGAAGATGGGTAGTATTGTTGTCCCAGAGACTGAGGGTCAGCAATGGTACTATGGCAATATATCCGATGAGGGTGGCATCCTTCAGAATGGTAAGGTCAAGGATAAATTTACAGATAGGTTTGAGGTCACTACTATTGAACTCAACAAAAAAGTGTTCCCAGCCCTCAAAATCAAGGGTAATCTCGCCACGGCTGCTGACCATACGGACAAGTATATATATTATAAGTCGTCTTGGCAGGGCAAGCAGTTCACATGCCAGCAGCTCATCCCGATTATGGAGGCTGTTGGCGAGTCATACAAGGTCAACATAAGCTATGTCGGTCAGGATGGCTCGGGTGACAATGTCCTCTCTAACGACAACGACTGGTGTAAGATAGTGCCCACTCTTCAGCGGTCTGGACAACCCGTCGATGGAGCCACTTACAAGTGGCAGCGTATTGTAAACAATGTGTGGCAGGACATTACTGCAGTAGCAAAGGTTTATGAATTCGAGGGCAACAATCTCAAGGTCTACAATGCCGCTGTCGAGGGTGTCGAAGTCTTCCGATGTGAGGTTACTTACTCGGGCAAGAAATACTATGGCGTTGCCGAGGTCACAGATGAGCATGACCCGTACTACATTATCCACGGGCGTTCTCAGGCTTCTAATGCTGTTGCCGTGGGTTCTACTGTCACCTACAACCCACGTGTCATTGAACGTGCTACGGGCAATGTCGTTACTGGCTTTACCTTCCACTTTACCTTCACCAATGAGCAGGGCGAGGTGCTCAAAGACGTTACCGAGCGCAATCTTACTTACGATGTCATCAGCAAGTATGTGGGTATCGCTGTCCGTATCGAGGCTAAAAAATCTTAGCTTATGGGTGGTATAGTTGCTTATGACCATCTCATCCCAGCTCCTAAGGACGGGGCTGATGGTGAGCCTGCTGTGGGCTATTATCTTGTTGCAGAACCTTCCGTCGTGCATTTCAATTCCGAAGGTGAGCCGACTGTCAAGTCGGTCAAGGTGACGGCTTTCAAGGTCGTCGGTGGTGAGGTGTCTCCTTATGGTGGCGCGTCAGTCATGATTTACTATGATACAGGAGGTTCTGTTGTCAAGAGTGTTCCAGTCCTCAATCCTGCCACACTCACGCCTTCAGCCGGCGACGCTGCCAAGTATTCGCGTGTTGATTTCCGTCTCATCATCAGTGGCAATGTGGTTGCCACCATCTCCATCCCTTATGTCAGCAATGGCTCTAATGGTACCAATGGCAAGGATGGCACTTCGTTCGTTGTCAAGGGCACAGCTAATGGGCATGCAGCTTCTGAAGAGGATGTGCCTGCCGGAGCTAAAGGTCTGTGGCTTCTTGATAGTGTTATTGCTGGTGGCCTGGCACTGTGGTATCCTGAAGAATTAGGTGGCTCTTCTGCTGCTGTAGGTGATGCCTATATCATTGATAAGAATATTTGGGTGGCTGGTGATAAGGCTTGGAATCCTCTTGGTCAGTTCCGTGGTCCTGAGGGTGCGCAAGGTCCACGGGGTGCGCAAGGCTCGCCAGGTCCTATGTCTTATCTTGCGGGTGAGTGGCAGAGTGGGGTCACCTACACACGTACTGAAGATTTAATTCCAGTTGTCTCACACAAAGGGTTCTATTGGCGACCTGATGGAGATATTAGTATTCTCAACATCGAGCCGTCGGCGGACAACGATGATTGGGAACTTGTTTCCAAGGATGACATGGTGTTCGCCCGGATTGTTATGTCTGACTTCGGCAAATTCGGTTCGGCCATTATGGTTGGAGACTATCTTTTCTCGCAGTTCGGAAAACTCAACGGTGAAACCATCGACGAGAATTCCTCAAAGAAGGATACCGCTTATACCCAGTTTAATGCCGACAATCCTGAGGATTCTACAAGGTTTGTTCCGTCGCTTTGGATTAATTTTCGTACTGGTGAGCTGCATTGCAAGCAGGGCTTCTTCCATGGCGAGGTGAATGCCGAGTCTGGCACGTTCAACGGTACAGTCAATGCCAACGACGGCATCTTCAAAGGTATCTGCCGACAGCCGTTTGTCCTCTACGAGGGCACGGTTCTCAATGCAGACGGTTCTTCTTATTCTGCTCTTGATAAGTTTGACAACGTGTCGCTGCCTATGAGTTCGTCGGGGTGGAATATTGCGCTCGAGCTTCCTTGGGCTATGAGCTGCATCGGCCGTAAGTTGACTATAGCCAACTTCGAATGGTTGGGAGTGAGAGGTAGCGACAATTATGTGGCGACGGCTCCTCTGGGTTGTCAGTTCTATGAGGGTGGCCGCATATATAAAGATCTCTACATAAATCGTGAGATAGTGGAGTTGCTTGGCTATGGCGATACCAATCGTTTCTATGGCTGGATCGTCATTAATAGGGTGCCAATAGACAAGTATAAATACTCTAAACCGTCAATGGTCTTTTGCATGGGTTCTGTCACAGCAGTTCGTACAGGCAAGACTACTGGTACTGTTACTCTCACTCGATGGAGTAGTAGCAACGGCGTTTCAAAGGATGATGTCACGGTTACAAGGGTTGAGACTGGTAAATACACCATTAAGTTCCCGGTGACGGCTGTGCCTAATGATGATTACATCCCTATAGTCACTGGCTCCATCGCCGGCACTACTACCGATGCTAAGGCAGTCTATGCTTGCGTAGCTGCCAAGTCCAAAGGCTCGTTCACCGTGCTCACAGCCGATGATGACTCTCTCAATGAGGGTGGATTCAACTTCGTTCTTCTCGACCCCAATGGCTGGGATCTATAATCCCCATTCAATTAATAATTACCAATTAATAATTAAATATTTCTCATGGGAAAGAAAATCTCTGAAATCGAGGAGTTCTCCAACCAGAACTCTTCCATCCGTCTTCTTGGCTACGATCCGTCGTCCAACAAGGTTGGCACTGTGCCGCTCAGCGCTATCACTTCCAAGACAGCCTACTGTGGCTGCCGATGGAAGAAGGCTGAGTCTAAACCCGAAGGTGAGCCGTTCGGCGACCTTACTATGTTGGCCAACCTTCCGTCTATTCTTGGCTTGGGCGGCTATCTTGTGCGCAACGACCATTCGCGACGCAAGCTCTCACCAAACAATCACAAGCAGTTTGCAACTGGTGGGGTGGCTGCTCTCGATGGCTCTATGGGACACTATCAGTGGGGCTGGAACATCCCTTGGTACTACGCACATTGGGAGGATGATATCTATGAGTGTGAGGCTATATCTCCTGCTCCTATTGCTGGGCATTGGAACTATAAAATTCCTGTCGCATCCATGTCTTGTTCTGGCGCAGCTGCTCTTGACCGTACTAACCTCATTCTCGTATCATTCTGCAAGCGCACAGCTCAGTATCGTGGTGGCGACAACAATCCTGACAACGATGCAAAGTGGAACACTCTCTTTGGCAAGCCAGTCGTGAGTGTAGCTGAGGACAAGCTGCAGCAGTATGCCGAGAAGAATGGTGCGCGTTGGGGCGCGTCTATGTACATGATGGTATTCGCGCTTGGTGCTCTCACTCGCATTATCTTCCACAACCGCAATATACAGGCTCCATACAAGGCTGCTCTTACTGCAGAGGGTCTGCGCCAAGGCGGTCTTGGTAATGGAATTGATTGTGTCATTGAAGATTTCGGTAAACAGTATGCTACTCTCGACATCGATGCTCTTGCAGAGCGTGGCGATGCTACAGGAGTTTTCTCTGTTACTATCCCCAAAGGAGATGGCACTAACAAGACCATTAACAACATACCTATGTTCTTCGGTCTCAAGAACTGGTATCAGTATATCTATATGATGATGCACGGTTGTGCTGTGCAAGCAACATCAAGTAAGACTCTCGATGTGTACGCGCTTAAAAAATGGACTTCCTCTCCAGTTGACACTACTGGTGTCAGCAAGTTCACCAAGATTGGTTCTATACCGGCAACTTCAGCGTCGGAGGCTTCTTGGCTGTATGGCAAGCGTATGAATCTCGACAACATGATTGCATATCCGCTTGAGTTCGGAGGCTCGGGTTCTACTTACTATTGCGATGGTTTCTATCATCCTGCCATTACTTCTGGCGTTCGTGGTCTCGCTGCGTTCTGTATTGCGAGCTATGGTTCCAGTGCTGGCTCTTGTGCGCTCTATGCTTACTACGGTCTCGCGGTTTCCTCTGTGCACTACGGCGCGTTCCTCTGCGAAGCAGATGAGGACTGGGACACAGAGGCATTCTATGTCGCCTAAGTCTGCTGAAGCGGACCAAAGGACACCACCGCCGTAGGCGGTCGCGCCGCGAAAAGCGGCGTCGCGTTAATTTTTTTGAGATTAATGTAGCTCTTTGACTTGTTTATCACCATTTTTCATTATCTTTGCACCTGCAATCCGCAAGGGTTGCAGGTGGATCTCCTTAATCTGGCGTTCGTGGTCTCGCTGCGTTCTGTAATGCGAGCTATGGTTCCAATGCTGGCTCTTGTGCGCTCAATGCTAACAACGGTCTCACGGTTTCCAATGTGAACTACGGCGCGTTCCTCAACAATTTTGCGTAGGAGTGAGCCTCTCCCATCGGAGAAAAATATCGCATGATGTCGGCGAGTCTCGTAGCCTTAGGCGAGCGACATACCCGACGGTCTATAATTGCAGACCACTACCCACCGAAAGGCCCTTGCCTTTCCCTTACAGATCCCGACCATAATCCCGCAATATATAATTAATAACTGATAATTAATAATTTAAGCAGTGCATAGAATACGAGATTGTGGCGAAGCCGAACACCTTCCCAACATTCAGGCCGCTTTTTATAATTTCTCACATGGCAAGCATAAGCGCATGATGATTCAGGAGTATGAGTTTAATCTTCAGCGCAACCTTCAGCGTGTTCTCCAGGAGCTTACAGACGAGGCTTGGTTTCCTTCTCCTTACCGTCCAAAGACGGTCATGGAGCGCAAGCGTCGTGAGTTAGCACGCGCACCCATTCATGACCATGTCCTTGAGGCTGCTGCCATCTTGCCCTACGAGACAACTCTGTATGATTACATTGCGTGGCAATGTCCTGCCGTTCGCCCTAACATGGGGCAGCACGCTCTTATGCGACACCTGCGCAACGAGTTGTATAGCTGCAGTCAGCAAGAGGTTGCCTACAATCTGTCAATGGATATTCATCATTACTTCCCTTTGATGGATCATGCTATACTCAAGCGTCAGATTCTGCGCAAGGTCAAGCCGGGTAAATTGCAGCGTCTCCTGTTTAAGGTTGTTGATTCTTATCTTCAAGGTGCTCCCCTTGGTATCAAGGTATCTCAGATTTTTGGAATGCTATATCTTGCCGATTTCGACCGCCTTGCAATGCGGTTCTTCGACATTGGCCAAGACCCCGAAAAACTTGCTTACTGGACCCGCAAATATGTCGAGGGGCGCATCATCACGGCTCGCACGCCCGACGATTTTGCCGACCTCTGCCGTGGCCCTACTTATCTCGCAGACAAGTTCCGTGCTTATGTGGCAGCGGGTCTGCCACATTACTCGCGCTTTGTCGACAACATCATCTTTCGTCATGCCGACAAGACTGTGCTCGGCATTGTGCGCACTCTTGCGGTTGCTATCCTTTCGCGTGACTATCACGCTCAGATCAACCGCGATTATAATATTAGACCTACACACATGGGCATCCGCATCTGTGGCTATGTGTTTTACCATGACCGTGTCTTGCTTGGCAAGCACAACAAGCAGGAGCTTGCGCGGCATGTGGCGAAACTCAAGAAAAAAGGTCTCAGCGAAGAAGAAATACGTATTAGACAGTCGTCTCGCTTCGGCTACGCTAAGCATGCCGACTGCATAAATTTGATTAAAAAATTAGGAATGGAAAAATCGTTAGGTAAGATTATCAAGTCTCACCGCATTAAGTCACCTTTCGAAAACATGCGTGGCTCCCAGAAAATCAGCTTTTCAATGATATGCGATAACTTAACAAATGTTAACGGGGGGGGGTGAACCAGATACCTGGAATAAAAAGATTTTGTTAGAGGATTATAAAATAGAGGATTCAAAGATTGATAGGCGCAAGGTCACCGTTTCGGTGCCTGACTCGTCCGGTAATTATCAGGAGATTACTAAGGTGGTGTCATCCAAGGTGCTTGCCATCAAGTTCAAGAAGATAGTGGATACGATTCGCATCGAGGCTCCAGACGGTTCAATGCAAGAATCTTATGTGTTTGAGAAGGCTCGTGACCGCGATGGCAATCCTACTCTGCTCGATGCTGAGTACTATGCCTATACAGGGTCTAAGGTGCTTATCGATCAGGCTCAAAAGGATTTCTCTCGCGAGGATCTTCCTGCACCTACGGTGATAAAACAGTTCGAGGGCAAAAAAGGACAAACATTTTTCAAATTTACGTAATATGAATAAAATGTATTATACAGTTGCTTATACTGAGCCGCGCACCTTCCTGCGCTATGACTCCAATCGTGTCATCATCTATCCTAACGAGAATGTTGTTGACAACTATCAGCCTACTCAGACGGAGTCTGATGAACCTACTCCTTCTCCATACAAGGCTTACGTCTATACTGGTGAGGAGGTCGATGGCGGTTTCATCGTCGAGTGTGCTGACCCTACCGATTATCATGAGCTTGCCAATGCTATCATCCGCACCAAGTATACAGTGTCTGATGAGCTTGCTCTACAGCGTCATCACCAGACTGACCATGATGCTTATGAGGCGGAATGGCAGTCTTATTGTGAGTTTGCCGATGCTGCCACAACTAAGGCAAAAAAATGGCTCAGAGTGCCTCTCTGATTTTATTTGTTATTAATGTTTTCAATACGGCATGCAGTTGCGTGCCGTATTTTATTTTTCGCCTATCCATATATATCTTTGCCTCGTAATTAATAATTAATAACTGAAAAAATGATTGAACACATTCGTCACCTCTTAGCAGGCATCGCTATAGCATTGCTTGCCTTTCTTCGCCCAATCGGAGATGAGCTGCTCTCTCTCGTTATTGTCTTCGTTCTTAACTTCTTCGTTGGTTTCATGGCTGGCATGATAGCTAATCATGAGGATTTCGACCTCAAGAAGGCGTTCAGATGTATAGCGGAAGCTGCAGTTTTCTTCGTGCTCTGTTGTGCTATCTACGCGGTCGGCAACCTCAAGCAACAGCATGATGGTGCTCTCCAGTGTGTCAGCTGCATCACCTGGTTGGTGATATATTGCTATTCGCTCAACATCCTCAAAAATCTCAAGAAGGTATTCCGTCGAGACACTGCACCCTATATGATTGTCTCGTTCCTCTACTACGTTCTTAAGTTCAAGTTCGTTGAGCGCATTCCGTTTATGTCTGATTATCTTAATTTCACAAAGCATGAAAGCGTCTGATACACTTATCCGTTACATCAAGCAGTGCGAGAGTTACCGCTCTCGCGCTTACATTTGCCCGGCTGGCAAACTTACATGTGGCTATGGCCATACACAAGGTGTTACCGCTAAGACCGTTTGCAACAAGGCTACAGCCGAAGCCTGGCTTCGTCAGGATCTCGCACAGTGCGAGACCTTCTGTTCTTCCATCAAGCAGCTCGACACTCAAGGCAAGTTCGATGCTTGCGTCGATTTCTGTTTTAATTGTGGCATCACCAATTTCCGCAAATCTACCTTGTACCGTCTAATCCTTGCGAAAGCCTCTCTCAAGCAAATCCAAGCAGAGTTCAAAAAATGGAAGTACAGCAACGGCAAGCCTCTCAAAGGTCTCCTTAATCGCCGTATCTGGGAAGCTAACCGCTTCGCCCAATAATTAATAACATATAATTAATAATTGTTCAAAGTGAAATCAACATTCTATTCTCGCGCCCTCACGCTCCTCCTCTTTCTCTTCCTGCTGTTTGTCATGACATTAGTCTCTGCGTGTTCGTCGTCACGTCATACGTCGGTCGTCACATCATCTGCTATACCGACTATTCAGCACACCTCGACTATCAATCAGCATTCTGTGTCCATCGATACAGCGTCTGTCTCTCGATCTATCGCGTCCATCATACGTAACTTCCAGCGCAGCGTCTCCTCAGTTGTCGACTCCACCACTACGGTAGTCGACACCTCTGGCCGTGTAGTACGCACAGACCACAATCGCACAGTACACACAGCCACATCCTCAGACAGAGAGTCAGTTCTTCGTGACTCCATCCGCGACCTGCGTCTTCAATACCAGGCTCTTCTCGAACAGAAGGTCAAGCAGTCTGAGGTTCCGGTCCTCGTCGAGCGCAAGCAGGAGAAGTGGGAGCAGTTCTTCATCCGCATCGGTATAATGTCTTCTATCCTCGTTGTTGTTGCAGTCATCGTAACTGTTGTTTGGCTCATCTATCGTCGACGCGATAGACACTCTTATATTTAACATTTAAAATTTCATAATCAGCAGATAATTTTATATCTTTGCGGTATAATAATTAAAATCGTCTGCTATATGATATACTTTATAATTTTCTGGTATTTAGTCTTTGTGGTTGCCATTGCCGTTACAAAAACCTTTAGTGGAGGTCCTTCACGTGGTAGTAAGTCTAAAGAGCAATTGCAAAGGGAATTCGATGAAATGCAAGAGAGGTATTTACGCAAGTTTGAGAAACTCATGGAAGAGCGTGAGAGGTTGAATAAAATTAAATAAGTTTTTCAATCGCTTATCTTGTTTTTTATACTAATGATATAAAGTGCTACTTTTGGTCTCATCAACCAAAAGTAGCATTTTTTTATGGCAACAACCCAAACGTTCGAGACCGTTGTAACCCTCAATGCCCAACAGGCAAAGAACGAGTTGACGGCTCTACAGAAAACTCTCGAAGATCTTAAGAAGAAAAAGGCTGATGCCTTGAGCGATTCTAAATCAACTGTCAAGGACATTAGAGAGATTAACAAGGAAATTAAGTCAGCGGAGGCTAATGTCAATGCCTACCGCTCTAATGTCAGTGATACAATAAAGACTCTCAATGATCTCTCTAACGCTTCAATCGGTGATATCGAGCGAGTGCAGCGTGCTTTAAGGCGCGAGATGAAGGCAGTAACGTCTCAAGAGGAATATAAGAATCTTGAGAAACATCTTGCTGATTGTACTGCTCGTCTTGACGAACTCAAACGCTCTGCTCATGCGACCATGTCTCAATATAACCGAGCTATTGAGGAAGCCAAACAACGAACTGAACATTGGGAAGAGGAGAACAAGCTTATTAACGCCACTCTCAATAATATCAGCGGTTCTTCGCTTCGTCAATTAGAGACCTCGCTTAAGCTCGTTAACGAGCAACTTAAAGATACCGACCATAATTCTGAAGCTTTCCAGAATCTTAGTCAGAAGGCTAAACTACTGAAGAAGGAGATAGCTGCTATAAGCCAGGAGCAGGATATTTCATATAGTAAATGGAATAAGTTTGTCAATTTCTTCAACACGAATTGGGGCGCTATTACACAAGGATTAGCTTCGTTATCTGGTGTCTCTTTTGCAATACGTAAGTGTTCTGCAGATTTCGCAAAGATGGACGAAGAGATGGTCGATGTAATTAAATATACAGGTCTTACCAAAACTCAAGTTGAGGAACTTAATGAGACTTTTAAACGGATGGAAACTCGTACATCGCGTGAGAAACTCAATCAACTTGCTGGCGATGCAGGTCGTCTTGGTATTACTTCTCAGGAAATGGCAGTGGAATTTGTCGATGCCGCTGATAAAATAAATGTGGCGCTTGGCGACGATCTCGGCGATGATGCTGTAAAGAACATTGGCAAATTGGCTCAGATGTTCGGTGACGACAAAACCAAGGGCTTGCGTGGTGCAATGCTTGCAACTGGTTCCGTTGTTAATGAGTTGGCTCAGAGCAGCAGCGCATCGGCTGGTTATCTTGTCGACTTCACAGCTCGCCTTGCAGGTGTAGGAAAACAGGCGGGTCTCACTCAACAGCAGATTATGGGCTTTGCTTCTGTCCTCGATCAGAATATGCAGCAGGATGAAGCTGCAGCTACAGCTATGCAGAATCTCATTGCTAAGATGTTCCAGGATCCAGCCAAGTTCGCTGCGCTTGCCGGTAAAAGCGTCAAGGAGTTCTCCTCTCTTATTAAAAATGATGCAAATGAGGCTCTGCTTCAGTTCTTTGGTGCTATGAAGCAGCGTGGTGGCTTTGATTCGCTTGCTCCTATGTTCGACCAGATGGGCATGGATGGCTCACGTTGTGCGGCTGTGTTCTCTGTGATGGCTGACAAGCTCGCTGACATCAAGACTGCGCAGGATATTGCTAATGACGCTTACGCAAAGGGTACTTCTGTCATCAATGAGTTTAATACTCAGATGACTTCAGAACAGGCTCAACTTGATATGGCTAAGAAGAAATTTAAAGATCTAAGCATAGAGCTTGGCAAGGAACTGCAACCTGTCGTAAAATATACTATTAGTAGTACGGCTCTTCTTGTGAAGACGCTATATCAGTTGATAGTCTTTACTAAAGGTCATGTTGGTACACTTGCAGCAGTCGCAGCTTCCATAGCTGCTGTCTCTCTTGTGTATGCTGCAAATACTGTTCAGATAAAAATTAATGCTGCAGCTATGAGTATGGCCAATTCTGTTATTAGTATAGGTAATAAACTAAAATTGGCAAGAATTGGTATTATGAAATCACTAAGTGCTGTATATTATCTTCTTACTTTTCAAGTAAAGAAAGCTAAGATTGCCATGGACGAGATGAGAGCTGCATCGATATCAAATCCGTATGCTGTCTTATTGACAGTTGTTCTGGCTCTCGGCGCTGGCATCTATACTCTTATTAAGGCTGTTCGACAGCATAACAAGGCTGCTTATGAGAATTTGCTTGCAGTGAAGAAAATGCGCGCAGCACACAAGGACATGGTGGAAGTGCAGCAAGAGGCGAATCAGAGTATAGCTGAGGAGAAGACCCGTCTTATTCAGCTTACCAATATCGTCAATTCTAACGCCTACAGCTACGACGAGAAGAAGCGTGCCATGATTGCTCTTGAGAAGCTTGTTCCTGGTTATCATCGCAATCTGGCCAATGAGGCAGGGCTTATGGAATCCAACAACAAGGCTATCAAGCAATATATTGATAACCTCAACAATGCGGCCATGGCACAAGCTCTCTATAACAAAATGGTGGAACTGCAGGGCAAGAAGTTTGATCTCGACCAGGAGATTGCTCGCCATAAGCATTCTGCTAAAGCCGTGCAGGCTGAGATTAACCGCCATCCTGATTATTACAATGGCACTCAACAGCAGACAGTTTACACAAGTTTCGGCACAATGATGCCTACAGGGCAAAGGGTGGCGACACAGGCTAACATTGCCAAGCACAAGGAGCTTGACCAGTGGAACGCTGCTGTCAAGGAGTCTGAGCAGAGTGCCTCCATTGTGGAGGCACGTATCAAGAATATCAATAGGTATCTCAAGCAGAATGTAGGTGTGGCCAAGCAGTTTAATGCTATCGTCGCTAAGGGTGGTTCTGACTCTTCCACCGTCTCTCCCGACAATCCTAACACTTCCAAAGTCGGCAATTATGTCGACTCCAAGGTGGCAAAGAAGCGTGAAGCTGCTGCCAAGAAAAAAGAGCGTGAGATGAAGGCTGCAACTAAGGCTGCATACCAGGCTGAGATTAAGGCTGCTAAGGATAAGACTGACCAAGAGCAAGCGTATAATATTATCGCTTATCGAGACCAAAAGAAATCTTACAAAGAGTTCCTTGATGCCCAGCATGACATCGCTATTCGTGGCTACGAGGCTCTTGAGTCTATCTACAAGAAATATGGTACGGAGTATGGGCAGTGGCAGGAGAAGATTGCTGATGAGCAACTACAACGAAGCAAGGATCATTCAAAGGGTCTGCTTAGCGACATCGAGCAGGAGCGTCAGCGTCATATTAATGCAGCATACAATGATTTTCATAATGTAGGCTCTGAAATATACCACAACGAAGATGCTCTCAATGAGCGTCTATACGAGATTGATATGACTGCGCTTGCTGACCGTGTAGCAGCCCTTCAGGAAGGCTCCGAAGAGTGGCTCGATACCCGTGCTGAGATGACTCAGCGCGAAACTGAACATGATTTGTATCTTCGTCAGCATTACGATGAGCTTCTATCCCAGTACAAGGAGCAATGGGCTGCTAAGGATATTGCCGAGCAGCAGCGCATAACTCTCGCAGGTCTCGATCTTTTGCACTCCAAGGGCCTGCTGAAGGAGAAGGAGTACCAGGAAATGTTGCAGCAGATAAAGCTCCATTATGCCGAACAACAGTCTGCCGAGAATCTCCGTAATTCCAAGGGTAAGCAGTTCTATAGTAATGCTGCCTCTGCTTATAACACGGCTCATAACAATGCTAAAGCGTCTTGGTCCAACGATCATCCTGAAGGTTCTGGTGTCATGGACTTTATCACCTCAGATGTTGACATATACAAGTCAACTCTCGACAACATCAAGTCTATGGAGCAGGATGGTCTTGTCTCTCATCTGGAAGCTATGGCTGCCATGGGCGAGGCTACCGCTGATATGTGCAACGGTCTTGTCGCCAAGTTCCAGGCTGCTATGGATGCCATCTCACCGCTGATGAGCGCGATGTCCTCATACTACTCAGCCCAGTCTGACTACGAGGTGACCGTTACTGAGAAGAAGTATGAGAAGCTTATCAACGCAGCCGGCAACAACACGGCTAAGACCAAGAAGCTTGAGGAACAGAAGGAGAAGGAGGTCGCCAAGATAAAGTCTAAGTATGCTCGCAAGCAAGCTGCCATGCAGGTTGCACAGGCTATTGCTCAGACTGCTCTATCTGCCATTGCTGCCTACAGCTCTGCCATGAAGGGAGTCCCTTACCCTGCTAACATGGTGCTTGCACCTATCGCTGCTGGCATTGCTGCAGCTGCGGGTGCCATCCAAATTGCCACAATCAAGAAGCAGCAGCAAGCTCAAGAGGCTGGCTACTACGAGGGTGGTTTTACTGGTGGCTCTCGCTATCGTCGTGAAGCTGGTGTTGTCCATGAGGGTGAGTTCGTCGCCAACCACAAGGCTGTCAACAATCCCCAGGTACTTCCTGCTCTACGTCTCATCGACGAGGCACAGCGCAACAATACAGTCTCTTCACTTACGGCTGCGGACATTTCTCGCTCTCTTGGCCAAGCAAACGCTACGGTGGTCTCAGCTCCCTCGGTTACTGTCAATACTGACAACTCGGAGCTTAGTGCTGCTCTTGGCGAGGCTCGCGATGTCATTGGCCGTCTGTCGGCTATTCTTGCCGATGGTATTCATGCAGATGTGTATATAGATGGTGATCGAGGTGTGGCCAAGAACCTCGACCGCTACAATCAACTTAATTCCCGTACTTAA